CATCTTCAGGCTCCAATTCTTCTTCTTCCTCAACACCACCCAACATAGCCATCTGCTCATCTTGTGGAGCTACAGCCTCATCAGGCATAGCCATCAGACCGCCTGTAGGCTGCTCTAAGGCAGGGGTTTCTTCTTCTTCTGGCATCTCAGGCTCATCATCAGGGTCTACGATCCCTAGCGCCTGTTTTAAGAGTGTAGGAGTGATAACAATCTCATCCTTATCTCTTATACCCATCTCGTAAGGAGTGTTGGCATTCTTTGCCATAATCTCGATATATCTTGCCAGTGGTCCTGCGGTAAGCAGTGCTAAGTCAATACTAAACTTACCTACAGACACAGACTGTAATAGAAGTGTAGAAACGATAGTTGAAATCTGTGCATCGATCTGAAGCATCGCCATGACCATCTGCGTCTCATATGGATCGTCAATCTTCTTGATCATAAAATCAACAGCCTGATCATAATCCGCAATATCCGGCGGTCTATGCCATGCGTAATGCCGCGTATCGGCTAATAGATTTGCTCCGGGGATTGGGGTATCAGGACGCATCTTCTACTTCCTCTTCTTTCTCCACAGGCTCACCCAAGACTTCTTCTTCTAAAAGATCAAAGTATTCATGCGTAAACATTAACTGACCACTCTCCGCTAGTGCGGCTGTTTTTTCTGGCATTTTACCATCTAAAAACATCTCTATTGATTTCTTAACTGCATCCTGAAACTGCATATTATCCTCCTAACCACCAAGGCTTATCCCCTGAGCCAAGTACGGCTCCACCAATCTGTAACACGCTTTGTAAGAAGCCATTGCCACTGGATGTCTGCCCTGATTGTGCCTGTATCTGTGCGGATAGTAATAAATACTCACGCTGCATATCACTTTCTGAAGCCTTAAATATGTAATCCAAAATACTGTCAGCATCATCCCAAATAGCATTCTGTGCTTCCTGTGATATTCCTAGAGCATTCTTAATATCTGTACTGGCTGCATCAAAGGCCATTTGGTTATTAGTGGTGGCTACTGTCTGTCTCCAGTCTGCATTATATTTATCGATGAAGTATTGTTGTTTCTTAACAAACTGTTGTCTGTTATTCTTCAACTCAGCAACGTATTCTGCGTTGTCGTTTAATTCACCAGCATTGAACTTAGCCAAGGTGTTAATTGTGTTGGCGTTATCACGGGCAATGGTTACGTTTAATTCATCATAAAACTGTGCGGCATCATTTCGCTCTGTAGCAGTAAACAACTTAGCAGCATTTATTGCTTCCGTATTCTTAAAGAGGGCATCTACTATAGCCTGTTTATTAATTACCTCTGCCTGTTGTTCATTGGTCAGATTGGTAAGGTCCATCTCAAGAAAGGCTTTAGCATTCTGTACCGCAGCAGTTTCACTTGCCGACAAATTTGCAGTGGCGAATGTAGCCAACGTCTTAGCTTTGTTTATAATGGCTTCTTGTCGGTTATCCAAGTTCTGAATGGTAATAGTTTGGAAGAATTTTGCATCTTTATCGGCTATGCCCAGAGTAGATTCCATAATAGCGTTTGCCATTGCCTCTGTAGCAGCAGTGCCGGACATACCACCAAAGGAAATACTCTTAGATACGTCTCTCGCTACGCCCTGCGCCCATGCAGGGATACGAGCATTGCCGTTACTGTCCTTAAACTCAGCAGCAATTAGTTTAGCCTGACCTAATACTGTGGCCTTGGAGTCGGTGTAATTACCTTCGCCCAATGCCTGTGCCAGTAGCTTACCTTCTGCGGTGCTGGTATCAATTACTGTGGAAATGTTCTGGGTGGCAAAGTCATTAAGGGCGTTACCTAAAACCCCTTGACCATTTGCAGCAGCCTCAATGTCGATTAAATACTCAGACTCATCTACAAGGTTCTCATCCCGTATTTCACCAGTAACAGCATCTACCTTCATGTCATCTGTAATGACATTCTCATCTGGGGTATATGTTTCTACGGGTTTACCTGTAACAGGATCAACGGTAGCAGCATCATCAACAGTGGTGACATTGACATCAATGTCTTCCATATCATCCATGTCATCCAGAGTTGCTCCATCCGTATTAACATCCAGAGTAGGAGCAATGTCCTCTATCTTAAGATTACGGTCTGTAAGATACTTCATAGGATCGGCAGCAATAGCCGCCTTCTCTTCAGCCGTAGCTGCTACCCCAGATAGCTCAACAAACTTAAGTATTCGTTCTGCCAGTTCATCCGCAGAAATGTCTACCTCTTCAGAACCATCACTGGCATTATCAGAAGCCTGTTGCATGATAGCATCTGCACCGTCATCATTACCCTGATCCCGCTGCTCTTGAGCCATCTTCTCATAGCCTGTTTGACCAGTATCTTTATCACGAATTGACAGGGCGTCTATAACCTTGCCATCTTCTACTTTTACTTCGTAAGGAAGTCCAAGGAAGTTGTATGAGTACTGCATACCCCCTTCGCTGACGTATACCTGTCTTCCATCAAAGACTCCTGCCTTAAATCCGTCCACTTCTCTAGTAAGGTCCGCGTCTTTATCTAATCCATTCGCCCATCCAGCTAATTTACCAATAATTCCTACACCAGCACCCATGCCAATCATATTAGCAAATCCAGTAGGAGCTTGGCCTGTTACTGAAGTACTGTTGGTGTTTGCAGTAGAGGAAGTATTTGAACCAGAGCCACTGTTATTATTATCGTTGCTAGAAGAGTTCATAGTTCCAGCAATAGTATGACCTGTGGATGATGTTCCCCCCGGAGATATTGATGCGCCAGTGTTATCGTCTACAAGCTGACCACCAACGTAAGATGCACCATCCTCTTTAGTAAAAGCATTTGCCACACTTTCCGAAAAGCTATTACCGCCGCCAAATGTATCCGACCAGAAGCCCATTATAAATTATCCTTCTCTTTTTCACACGCACGGATACGATCCCGTAGCTTGGCGTAATCTGCTATAGCCACTGGTATAGCGAAATAGCCTTCATCTAGGCTCTCAATCTCTGTAGCAAGTCCTTTGTTCCAGTCCTTAGAGTACTGCTCCATAGGTGGGCAGTAGACTTCTAGATCGGTTCTATAGACCGTTCCCGCGCAGCCGCTCAGTAAGAGACTTGCGGTCATTAAGGCTATCGTCTTCATGCTCTGCCATTGCCTTGTAAAAATCAGTATTTTTCTTCTGAGCCTGTAGATCGTCCTTGAGGACTTTATTCTTTTCCTTGGCCCGTCCTGTGACCTGACCCATGACATAGAGTATGGGTAAGGCCAGTGCTAATGCACCAATAATGTAACTCTTTATTTTACCAAAGATGAACACTAGTGGATGCCTTCCTTATTGTCTTTGTACCTAGCGTATGCTGCTAGAGCGATACCGCCGACTGCACAGAGCAGGAAGATAGTCTTGAGGCCATCAGCGTAGGCTACAAGCCCCTGTAACTGTCCGGCCACCTCATTAAGTCCTGTGGCTGCACCAGCAATACCCACACCAGCCATTGTCTTAGACTTAGTGAGAGGCTTAGGTGCTTCTGCGGTAGGTTTCTGGGGCATCTCTGGTCCACCCTCATCAGAGGGCAACTGTGCGTCTCTGGAGAAGATAGCAGCTTCGGCTGCACGGCGGCGAGTTAGTCCACGTAAGGGAGTTAGCTTACCGTCTACTCTGGCCTTGTTCCACCGCATAATCTGCTCAGGGCAATCGTCGTAATTTCCAGAGTTCAGACGCTTCAGCAAAGTTGATGACTTGAACGCACCACCACCTAAGTTGAATACAAACGATACTAACGCATCATACTGTCCTTGAGATAGAGGTACGTTAACCAGACGCTTAACAATCTTACCGTGTTCATCTAAATCATGGATTAGCCGCTGTTCAGCCTCTGCTACGGTACAGTTCATACCAGAGCGAATGCCTTTAGTGGCCCCATAACCCAGAGTCCACTTTCCGGCGGGGCACCTATACGAATGGACTAAACCATCATCCTTTAGTTTATGTAGACCCTCGAACTTCTTAACCAGTTCAATACAGTCTGTAGACACTTTATGTGGGTGCATTTTGTTACCTCGTAAACGTATTAGGGTCTATAGGCTGACTGACTGGAATAGTTCCTGCAAAAGGATTGGGTGGTCTTTCCATGCTTGGTTTAATTTGTTGTGCCATACCCAGAGTGCCAGTTTGTTGATATGGGGATGAAGCAAACCCGCCAACTTGAGCCTGTGGAGTTGTAGTACCCATCTGAGTATTACCAGCATTAGGCTTTGGTTGAAGCTGTTGTAACCGTTGACCAATATTAATCAGGCTAGAGCCAGTCTCTTGGCCTTGCACATTAAATTTCT